GAACCAGGGCGATATGCTGTCCGCCTCCGGCCACCCGAAACGCTTCAATTTCTCCTCCAATTTCCTGGGCGATCGTTCGCGTTCCACCCTGGACGAGCAGATGACCCAGGGCATGATCGGGCAGAACGCTCCCCCAGGCGACTCCTACGGCATCCTGGAGGATGTTGTGGGGCAGGTGGCCAGGGAGAAGGGCGTGGAGCCCGCTAACCTGCAGGACGTCGCCTGGGCCGGATTCAAGGGGTCCGAGGGCAAGCCCATGATCCGCTGGGTCAACGAGATGATCGAGCGCACTTCCAGGGTCACCGGTAAGACGCCCCAGGAGGTCCTGCGCGGCCTGATACGCGGAGACATGCCAATGTACGGCCTGGGAGCCGGAACCGTCGCTGGCGGCGGTTTGCTGGCCGACCAGGAGCCACAACCAGGGATGATGTAAATGTCCAAATACACCAGCACTCTGGCCCGCATGCTCAAGGCTGCCGGCCTGGACCCCGACGAGCTGATGGACGCCACAGCCGACCCTGTCAAAGCCTACAAGCTGTTCCGCAAGAAGGGCGACGACCTGTTCCCGCTATTCGTCAATGCCGACCAGAAGGTCCCCCTGGGCGAGTGGCTCAAGGCGGAGGCCGGCGCACTGACTGACACCGGCAAGGTGAAGTCGAGCATAGGGCCCCTGGCGTATCGCCCGGGCTGGCACGCGGGCGAGTATCCCCTGGCGACCCACATCGGCGGCAAGGCCACCGAGCACGGCAAGATCCCGACGAAGCCCAACTACCGCCCCGACGACCAGGTGTGGGCCGAGATCGAGATGCCCGGCATAGTCGACTGGCAGAAGGTGGCCAACAGCCGCGCCGAGATGACCAAGGCGGGTAAGCCCCTATCGAGAACAGCACACATCACCGACCAGGTGCCCTACGGTGGCCACTACCGATACAAGACCAACCCCAACATGACCGGGGACTGGTTGATCGGCGGCGATATGCGGGTGAACCGTATCCTGGACGACGCAGAAGTACGGGACCTGAACAGGGGCTCTGGCTCCGAGGACCTGCCCAGGCTCCGTAACCTGCAGAAACGGAAAGGATATGTCCCCGCCCTGGCGGCGACGGCAGTCGGTGCTGGCGCGCTGTCTGATACCGAGGAGGCGGAGGCGATGCCCCTGTACCGGGCGTTCCGCGGGGAGCACGGCGCGCTCGCCGACCTTGGCGAGAAATTCCAAACGCGCCTGGGCGCGCTATCCTTCGGCGACGCCAAAACGGCTAACCACTACGCCATGAGCCCGAATGTAAGCAGCGACGTACCAGTGCAGCCGCGCGTCTACCCTTCCAACGTGCGTATCGACAACCCGGTGATCAACAACCCGGAGGACCCGTTTCTGCCGTTCACTGACCTGGAGAAGGCCACCGGGTTCGATCATGCCAAGAAGGTGTTCACTGACCTGGCCGGCCTGAACGAGTCAGAGTACATCGACGATATGCTGGAGGAGTACGGCGTGGACAGCATCGACCAGCTGCCCGACGACGCCCTGCGCCAGCTGGACGTGCCAGCTTTCGAGGTCTTCAACGACCCCGAGACTATCCAGCTGATGAAGGCCAACGGCTACGACGGCGGCATCACCGCCGGGTATGGTGACAACTACGACCAGGTGGAGTTCCGCCCGTTCGACGAGGGCCAGGTGTCCCCGGCATTCGGAGAGCACCCGGCCAACTCCCTCGGCGAGGATAATGCCTGGCGCGAGCCCCCGACGGTCATACCTGACAGCGGCAAGTACGTCGCCGATCGCTTGGGCCGTGCTGCCGAGCAAGGGTTTGATACAAGCAGGCGGCTGTTCCACGGCACCGCCAACGACATCGAGGCGTTCGATCCTGGTCGCGCTGGGATGATCTACGCAGCGGAAGATGACCCAGACTACGCCTCGATGTTCGCCGGTGTTCGGGAGGGGGCCAACGTGATGCCGCTGTACATGCGCCCCGGCAACCAGTTGGACATGGTAGACAACCCAGAGCACAGGCAGCTCGCCATAGACCTGTTCAATGAGAAAGGCGGCTGGGCAAACCGGGCCGAGATGGATGGTCATGGCCCAGACGAGGCACAGAATTTCTGGGATGAAATGTTGGGGGATGATGCGCCCAGGCGGGACAGTTACCTGTACGACCCGGAGCTGGACATGGACTGGGAGATCCTGGACGACCCTGAGACCGGTCTGCTGTTCGACCTGCAGGGTATGGGCTACGACAGTTTCCGGTTCAAGGAGGATGACGGGGTGATCGCCCAGGCGACCCATGACCCGGCACGCATCCGGTCAGTCAACGCACAGTTCAAGGACCCGGGTTCTGAAAATATACTGGCAGGCGGTACAGCCGCGGCAGTGGGCCTGGGTGCTCTTACAGACACACAGGAGGCCCAGGCCTACGACTACGGCACAGGGCAGCCTGGCGCGCCCCTGGCGGACCCCGACGCCTGGATGTACGAACGCCCCGCCCTAATGGAAGGGGCCCTGGGAGGGCTCCCTGAGAGCTTGCAGGCGGGTATCCTGGCCGCCGGCAAGGAGACCGACAAGCTGATCACCGGGGCCCGGGACCTGTTCGGGTCCGCCCTGGGCATCGACGAGGAGTGGCGCGGCAGAACCAGGCGCGGCAGAAGGCCAACGACCGCGTGTTCGCGCCTGTGGAGGACGAGTACGTCGGAGCGACTATGGCAGGCAGTATGCTGCCCTACCTGGCCACAGGCGCGCTGTACGGCACCCTGGGCCCGCTGGGTGCTGGAGCCACCGCCGCAGCCGAGGGTGCCCTGTACTACCAGGAGGACCCCACAGATCGACTGATCAACGCCGGCCTGGGTGGCGGGCTCGGCTACGGCGTCGGTAAGGGCCTGCAGAAGTGGGGCGAGCGCGTATCGCAGAACCCCTGGCGGAGGGGCCGATAATGCCGCGTTTTGTTTCCTGGCTCGAGAAAGCAATCAACGAGTTGCCCCAGGCGAAGGCCACCGCGCAGCAGTGGATGGCCCAGCTCAAGAAATCGCCCCTGGCGAACATGAACGAGATCGAGGATCGCGGCCTGGACGAATTCCTGGGCGGGCAGTACGACCGGTCCGGTGGCCGGGCGATCGCCAAGGAGGACATCCAGGGCTGGCTCAGTGAGCAACCGATGCCGATGCCCCAACGGTTGGGAGCCGGCAACGACTACGACGAGTACGCCACACCCGGCCTGTCCCAGTACCGCAACTATGTGGAGGCGGAGCCCATGTGGGACCCGCGAGATCCTTCCGATCACTTCAGCGGTTACCCTGGCTACCGGCAGCACACTCGCGGCGGCATGTTGGAGAACACCAACGTCGGGCGCACCCAGGTCCTGGACGAGGTCCAGAGCGATCTCAAGGGCAACATTCGCGACCGGTGGGACCCGGAGGGTATGACCCAGAGCGAGGCGGCCCTGTACACCCCGGAGGGGGCCAGGACGGGCCCCTGGCGGCGTGTGAATCCCTACCTGGGCTACGACTCCACCCCGATCGAGGAGATGACCTACATGCCCGGGTCGATGTCCGACGACCTGGGGCAGGCCCAGTACGAGATCGAGCAGCTGCGCCAGGAGATCCCCCAGGGCGGCGACCTGGACTGGGGGCTCCAGGAGCTGGCGAGCTACAACCAGGACGTGGCTACCCGCGGCCGGGCGAACATGCCAGGCAAGGACCGCATGGAGTGGCAGGCGATGGCCAACTACCTGAACGACGCGGTGGAGGGCGACATGGGCGCGCTGGCCTGGCCCAGCTCGGACGTCCAGTACCGTCGCTACTTCAAGCGCAGCCCGGAGCATTACCAGTCAGTCCTGGACACCGCGGCGGCGGACGCCAAACTGTTCGAGGGTAACTCCTTCGGCCGGGAGGGCGTGCGACGCGAGCAGGCCGAGGCGAAGCAGGCCCTGGGCTCACTGCAGATGTACAAGAACCAGTACGACAAGCGGATGCCCAGGGACAAGCGGTGGAAGCAGCTCGGCCTGGAGCCGAAGCTGGTGGACCTGAGCAACACCAGGCCGAAAGGCTGGAGCCCCTCGAGCCCGGGTGATGGTAGTCGCCCGCTGGGCAAGTATTGGGTGGTACAGCTAACGCCTGAAACGAAGGCCAGGCTGAAGGAAAGCGGCATCCCCTATTATGTTATGGGTGGAGCCGCGGTACTTGGTCAAGAGGACGACGGCGCGCTGGATTGACGCTTCCGGTGCGCGTGGATCTTCTTCTGCCAGCTGTGGATGTTCTGCAGCCGGTTTATCAGATCCTGGAGCGCGGCCAGGTCCTTTGCATTTCGCAGTGAGTAGTTACCGGTCTTCACCGACAGGTAGGGCGTGCCGCGGCAGCCCGGCCTCACTGTGATGGTGGCGTTTCGCCTGGTGCCATAGTTGCTTCGCATATCATTCTCTCTCGCCCGATCGCGGGCATAAAATGTTTACAGTTCGGGCAGTACCAACCCTTGCGGGTTTTGCTACCGGCGTGGATAACCTCCCCCGCCGGCTGGTAGCAGATACTGCACGGTTTCTTCGCCAGGTCGGTCACCCCTTCACCCCCACATGAGCAGCAGAAAGATCATGCCGGCCAGGACGAACCCGGCCAGGAACAGAATGATCTTGCCCGCCAGGGGCGTGGGCTGGTCGTCGAACCGGCGGCCGACCTGCTCGTAACGTCCGCGCTCGGAGGTCACGACAGCACCTCCAGGCACCCGGCGTTCTTGGCGTAGCCGCCGTAGGCGCGGATCGAGGAGTCGACGACACCAGGCATGCGCTCGCGCATCGCGTCCTTCAGCTCGTCGTAGGTGCCCTCCCAGCCGACGCCCAGCTCCTTCAGCACCGGCACCACGACAGCACCGGAGCGCACCTTCGCCGCCTGGGGAATCCGTACCAGGCGCAGCCGGGTGTGGCCGGGCCACTTCGGGCCCTTGCTGGTGCGGGTGGCCTTCTTATTCTTCGGCATCGGCACAACGACCGAGCCGACGTCGAAGGCGGCCAGGGTGTAGCCCAGCTCCTGCAGGTCCATGATGGTCTGCAGGGCATCCGCCTGGTCAACCTTTACTGTGATGAGTACGTCCATAAATAGCTCCTTGCTACCAGTTTTCAGACCGCAGTTCCTGGAGTGCTTCCTCCCGTTCCACGCTCGCGTTTTCCCTTTCCAGGGTGTTGTTGGTGATCTGCACGACCTGGATCAGGTCGGCGTAGGTCACCAGTGTGTTGGGGCCGCGCTTCTTCGCGACGGCCCGCAGAACATCTTCCAGGCATTCCCAGGTGGTCATGATCAGCTCCCCATGTACAATGTGATGGTGCCATCTTCCTGGGGGTAGATCCGCTCCAGGAATATGTGGTGGAAATCACCGGTGTGGTTGATCGCATCGTTCACCAGCTCCATGATGCGGTACCAGGTGTAGTGTGGCAGGACATGGTGGCGGTAGACCTTGCTCTCGTCGTCGCCCCACCCGTCGTACTCCAGGACGCCGGACAGCTGCGCCGGCATCTCCAGTTGCTGGACCGACTCCGGGCCGGTCTTATCCATGCTGAAGACCAGCTTCACGTCGTTGCTGACCTGGGACAGGTACAGCTGCACGGCGAAGTCGATCTTATCCCTTGTTTCGTAATCCATGATGATCTCCTCGATCAGTTAATCCCTTCTTGAAGCACCCGGCTCCACCGCGCGGGGGTAGCTACTCCCCCTGGGCTCCTAACCTGCGATGTCGTCCTGGCCTTGGAACGGTGAGAATTCTGTCCCGCCCAGGTGCTTCAAGAAGGGCCCGATTACTCGGGCATGTAGTCCGGTTCCCACACCGGGTTAGGGCAAGGCGCGGCCATCCGGTCCGCCAGTTCTTCGGCGTCTTCCTTGGCGAATTGAATATCGTCCAACACCTTCTGGCGGTCGTAGGCCAGGCACGCAGCGCGCTCTATCGCAGCTTCACGGGCAGCACGCTCCCTGGCGGGCCGTCCTACCTCCAGAGCAATGCTCTGGAGGAGGGCGATCACGATGCCGAAGCAGATCGCGATCCCGAGGCTCACAGTCCCACCACCTCGTCGATGAATCCGACGGCCTTGCTGGTGCGAGCGCGGACCAGGTCCATGTTGCACTGCTCGCCGGTAGGCTTGTTAGCCTCGGTCACGGCCTGCAGCAGACGCCAGGCGGTGAACCCGTCCTCGGCGTGCTCGGCGTAGGACGGACGGTCCCACTCCTGGATCGCACGGCCCAGCTGCGCGCTGGTCATGGCACCCTGGCGGGTCATCTCGACCAGGGCAGCATCGCCCCAGCGAGGGCGCATGTCGAACAGGCGGTACGCATCGGCGCGCTCGTTCTCGCGCTCGGCCAGGGCCGGGATGCGAGATACAGCCTGGTCAACCATCGCCGGCAAGCGGTTCCACACGTTGGTGGTCTGCTTGGTCGACAGGTTAGCCATGTCACCGTTGAAGCACATATTGCTGCAGACGATGACGCGGTTGCCCAGGCAGATCGCACGCGGCGTCTTCTGGCTGTGGCTGCCGCGGACACCCAGGGTGATGCTCATGTCATCACGCTGGAACCCGTCCAGGCCGAGCTGGAGCGTGCCGAAGAACGTGTCGCCGGCCTTGTCCAGGCAGTATTCCTCTGCCTCGACGGTGATGCCCACGCGGTCCAGGCGCATGCGGATCAGGTCCATGAAGTCCCCGAAGCCGACGGGCTGGTGGAAACGTCCCTGGGGTGCAGGGGTCGGGACCAGGGCCAGCTGGTCTGCGGTCAGGATCTGGTCCTGGGCTGAGTACATTAAACGTGCCATGTTGATCTCCTCGATCAGTAGATTAAGCCGCGCGACGCGCGGCAGTTGAACGGGCGGTGACCTTGATCGAAGTGACCAGGGAAACCTTGGTGTGAGCAGCGATCAGCTGGAAGCTGGGGTTCAGCTTCTTGCAGATGTTCTGCCAGTTGGTGGTCTTGCGGTTCTGCTCGATGATGGCCGCCTTGAACAGCTGGCCTTCAACGTCACCAGAGGCCAGGACCTGCGCCTTCAGTGCTGCTTCTTCCTCACGCAGTGCAGCGATTTCCGCCTGCACCCGACCCAATCTATCTACTGCTTTCATAACGTCTCTCCGTCGTATCGTCTAAGTAAAGCCCCTGTCTCCAGGGGAAGTGCAATTCTCTCATACCTTCGGGATGCCTTGCAACCCTTTTATTTTACCACCTGTCGCCTTTTCAGGCAGATGCCCCCAGGGCCTGAACCAGGACCGCGAGGATGAATATGAAACCACCCAGGGCCAGGAGTGTGGCCAGGCATCCGGCCGTGCGGCCGAATACCAGGGTGATCAGGATCAATGTCAGCAGCAGGTAGATCATATCAGACCGTCCAGGCTGCCCAGGGTACCGACCTCGATACCGCAACCGATGCCCATAGAGGCCAGGAGGGCGTCGTCTGCCGCTTTCCAGTTCTCCAGGTTCACCCGGCCCTTGTGCTCGATCCTGCGGACCACCGCCTTGGCCTGGTTCTCGCCGGTGACGATGTGCTCGACGCCGTCGTCATCAAACATCTTGAAACCCACGAATGCGTGCTTCAGGGCGTACTGGTAGTCGTCGTTCCAGAGCATGATGTGGACCAGGGGGAAGATCCCGTCCTCGGTCTCGACCAGGTCGCCCTGGAGAATCTCCAGCTGCAGGTTGTGGTGGCGGTAGTTAAAGTTTGTCAGGTCCATCTCGTCTCTCCGTCTGATTTCGTTGGCCCCTGTCTCCAGGGGAAACCCATCTTCTCATGGGGTGCGATGCAATGCAACAACTTATTTTAACGCCACCATGAGCCCGTCCTGGACCCCGGCCTTCTGGGTCAGGCTCCTGGTGATCTTGTCCTCGACCTCGCCGGCGACCAGGTGCCGGACGAACACCGTGGACTCCTGGCCCTGGCGATCGAGCCTGGCGATCACCTGCTGGTAGGTCTCCAGGTTCCAGTCGGCGGAGTAGAACAGGACGTTGTGCCCGCCCTTCTGCAGGTTCAGGCCGTGCCCCGCGGACTGTGGCTGTACCAGGAGCAGCGGCAGCTCGCGTTTATTCCAGGCGGCGATCCATGCGTCGGCGTCGCGGTCCTTGGTGCCACCGCCCAGCCAGGGGACGTGCCCCAGCTGCTCCTTGATCATCGCCAGCTCCTCCTGGTAGGTGTAGACCACCAGCAGGGGCTCGCCGTCCATCTCCTCGAGGACCTCCTCCAGGGCGCGGACCTTTCCTGTGTGTAACCTGTGGACACCGCCGTCCTCGTCGAGCATGAACCCGGAGGAGACCTGGCGCAGCTTCGTCTGTACCACCGCCATGTGGCTGGGCAGCACGACGGTGCCGTCCGGCATGTTCGCGACCAGGTCGTTCTCCAGCTCCTGGTAGATCGCCCGGACCTTCGCCGGCAGCTCCAGGCGCACGCTGGGCAACTGCACCGGGGGCAGCTGTCCCAGGACGTCGGAGGCGCGCATGCTGATCACGCCGGCCTTCCTGAGCGTTTCGTTTATTGCGTTTATCGCCCCCGGCCGCGGCACCCAGCGGTGGTATCGCCTGGGGTCGCTGCTGGTGTCGATGAAATACTTGTTCAGGTACCGACCCTTCACCGGCCCCAGGGCGCGCCCCTCATCGAGGCAGTACATCTGCGCCCACAGGTCCGGGTAACCGTTCGGTGCCGGCGTGCCGGTGAGCCCGAGCCGGTAGGGTTTGTGCCTGGCCAGGATGCGCTTGAACGCGCGCCAGCGCATGCTGCCGGAGTTCTTCATCTTGGACAGCTCGTCCAGGACAACGGTGTCGAACGGGAACAGCCCGGTCTCCTCGAGCCATTGCAGCTTCTCATAGGTCAGGAGGTAGACGTCGGCTTGCGGCTTCTTTAGTTCGGCCACGCGCTTTGCGGGACTCTGGTTTAACAGGCTCACAGAAAGCGGGTACTTCCAGTGGGTCACCTCCTGTCGCCAGACCTGGTCGCAGATCCGCTTGGGCGCGATCACCAGGGTCCGCCGGGTCTTTCCCTTCCACATCCGCCAGGCCAGGATCTCCAGGGTCGTGAGCGTCTTGCCCAGGCCCATCTCCAGGAACAGGGCGTTTCCTTTTCCCCTTGTTACATGCGACGCCACTCGCTTTTGATAGTCGTGCAATGGCGCAGTTAGCTTGTAGGTCATTGTCAATTACCGATACCTTGAACCCTAATTTCCGCAGCCTGGTGTGCATCGCCAGCTGCCCCTCGCGGGGCACTACACCCTCGCGCTTGAACTCGATGAACTCGATGATCGCCCCAGGCATCAGCACCAGGCGGTCGGGTATGTGGATGAGGAACCCCATCTTGATACACAGCCCGCCGCGGTCTTTGATCGCCTTGGCGAATCGTCGCTCGAGGACTTTCTCGTCTGGTCTCATTTCCTGTAAAAATCTCCTTCCCACCCGTCGACCTTCACCGGCAATCCGGCGGCCCAGGGTGGTAACGTGCACATGATCTCGCCCAGCTCATCGGAGCAGTGTCCCAGGGCGATGACCTCATCGTGTACGGTGCCGCGCAGGTCGATCCCCTGGCGGTGAGCCCGGAGCATGGCCGACGTCATGAGATCCCGGGCGGTGCCCTGGACCGCGGACTGGAAGATGCTCCCGCCGTATGTCGACTGCCGGCTCCACTTCCTGGTGTAGCGGTCGCGGCCCATGAACGTGATCTCCGGGCCCATCCAGTCCTCGCGCCCTGGCTTGAGCACCGGGTCCTTGTAGGCGATCTCGCGGCCGGAGGGCAGCTTCAGCCACAGGTAACCGTGGCGCACCTGGAGCTGGCACCGGTTGGTGTGGAACGCGGTGCCCGGGTTGTCGATCGCTCGCACGCCCGCGGTCTGGAAGTTCTTCCAGGCCTTCTCGACCTTGCGGTACTTGGACCGGAAGGTGTCGATCGCTCGCACGGCCGTCTCCTGGTCCACCACGATGTCCTGCTTGTCGCAGTAGGCGATGTAGCCGCGCCACCCCAGCTGGTAGCCGGCACCCAGGACCGCGGACTTCCCGATCTGCCGCTGCCACTTCTCGACCGCGTCGTAGGTGGTGAGGTAAATCCGGGCGGCCATCGTCTTGTAGGGGTCCAGGTTCTCGCGGAATTCCTGGAGCCCGGCCTCGTCGCCGGCCATCCACAGGATCACCCGGGTCTCGATCTGGGAGTAGTCGACGGAGGTGATGTCGAATTGGAACACCGCCCGCAGCACGCTCACCAGGTCACCCAGGGTCGCGCCCTCGATGTTACGCAGGACCTCGATGTACTGCTCCACCGTCTCGAACGTGCCCCGGGGCAGGTTCTGGGTGTTGAACCCGCCGCGGCTGGCGTACCGGCCCGTGCTGGCGGCGTGGTAGGCGAACAGGCCCTTCATGGTAGCGTCGGCGCAGACCGCCAGGGGCAGCTTCTTGAGCTTCGCCAGGGACGTCTGGTTGACCAGGAGCCGCAGGTTCATCACCCGGCAGGCGTCCGGGTGTGGCCCGTCGTGGTCGAAGTTCGCGACCGCGCGCTCCAGGGTCTGCTTCTGCATGTCCTCGATGTCGACCCCGCGCTCCTGGAGCCACAGCAGGAGCTGCTCGCGCTGGCTCGGCTTGATCCCGCCGGTGATCGCCACGCACTCGGCGACGCCCAGGGCCTGCTGCTCGGAGACGCGCTTGCCCATCCTGCGGACCAGGTCCATGTTGACCGGCATGCCCTTGCGGTTCATGTCCAGGGTCAACCGCCAGGTGTTCAGCTCGATGGTGGAGAGGCGTCGGACCTTCCGCATGATGCCGATCTCGGCGACGACGTCCTGGATACAGTAGTCACCCAGGGCCGCCAGGCGCACCGGGTCCTCGCGGAATTTCCCGCGGAACGGCCGGCACAGGTACTGGATCAGCTTCTTGCCCTGGGGATCTTTCAGGTGCTTCTCAGCGACGCCCAGGGCCAGGCCGCACTCCTCGAGCTTGCTCGGCAGGGCCATCGCGTGACCTTCGGCCTGGGTGCAGCGCAGCTGGTCCAGGCGCAGCGGGCCGTGGTACTGGGCCAAGTGATGGGTCCAGATCGCCAGCTCGAACTCGGCGTTGAACGCGCGCACAGTCCCACCGGCCTGGACGTGCTCACGCAGGGCGATCGGGAAGGGGTCGGTCTTCGGCCACCACAGGCCGGGGGATTTCATGCCGGGCAGTTGCCACGCCATGCAGAGAATTTCGGTGGAGGGGTCCTCGGCGTATCGCCAGGCACCCAGTTTAATATCGACGAGACTACGGGTCTCGAAGTCAATCGAGGCATCTTTCATGTTTATCTCTCCAAGGGAGGAAGTGATCCCTGTGCGGCCCTGGTGGGATCAGTACCAGTTAGGAGTCAGACTCGGCCTATCCCAGGGGGGTCATGTCCCCCTGGTGTTCACGCAAATGCGTCTTCTTCGTCGGTTTCGTCTTCCGCGGCGAAGTCGGACTCGGAGACGTTCTCCTCCTCGACCACTTCCTCGGCGAAGTCGGCGAAGTCGTCATCGGCTGCGCTGCGGCCGTCGAACCGGTCGCCGTGCTCCAACCACATGACGTTGTCCAGGTTCAGGCTCACGCCCTTACCACCGGTGGGGTGGGTCCAGGACCACTCGCTCACGGACGCGCGGTACATTGCGCCTGAGTAGAGCAGCTCCTCGTCCATCACCGGCTTGAGGTTCTTCATCACGATGCCGGGGCGCGACTTGCTCTTGGCGTTGACGATCCAGGCACCGGCCCACTCGGGACGGTCGTCTTCCTGGTCGCCGTCCTTCCAGGGGTACTTCAGTTTCTTCGGGAGCGTGCCGAATTTCTCCTTCGCTTTCGCGTCGCAGATCGACTTCAGTTCCTTCATAAACTTCTTGGTGGCGGCGTCACCCTTGGGCAGGACGATGGCGATAGAATACACCGGGTCTGCACCGGCGGCGGGTGCCTTCGGTTCTACCAGGTGGACGAATGATCCCTTGAAGGGAGGTGTGATTAGCTTTGCCATGTGAGTGTTCCTCGTTTTAGGCGTCTTTAAAATCGTCGGCGGCGTCGGTGGTGATCGCAGGGCGTTTGTCCTTCGCGGACACCAGCACAGGCTGCCCTTCGGGTTTTATCGTCAATGCGTTCATCGTCTCAGCGTCCAACAGTTTCTCACCGGCTCCTATGCCGATGAGTTTTCGATCATACGCTGCATCCCCAAGTACGGCAACAAGTTCTTCTTCGCCGACCCACTTCCGCATCGTATTAGCCCGGACCAACTTGTAGCCAGGGATCTCGTTACCCTTGAGCGCGAGCCCCTGGGCGTGTTCCTGCACGGCCTTCGCCCACGCCATCAGCGGCGGGATCATCTCCAGGTCGTCGGCCAGCTTGTCGGTATCCTCCGGCACGCTGAACTCCTGGGCGGCCAGGGCGTTGCGGTATGACTGCAGCTCCTGGCACTCGATGACGTGCGGGCAGAACCGGCACTGGTCCTCGCCGGCGTTGTAGCTGTGCTTGCCCTTGAGGGCCGCCTGCTCTGCCAGGGCGACGTACTGCCGGACACCGGCCGCATACGCCAGGAGCGTCTCGCTGTGCGTCTCGTGCACCTTCGCGTGCCCGCCCTGGTGGACGATCAACTCCACCGGCCCGTTGTACTCGATCTCGTAGCAGCAGGCCGCGCCGTAGATCATGAGCTGGCTGGAGCTGGGCTCCACCGGGTGCATGCCGGTCTTCAGGTCGATGACCTTCAGCAGCTTGTCGTTCACCACCAGGGCGTCGATTGCGCCGGTCGCCCCATCCTCGCCGGTGATCGGCGTGAGGTGGCAGTTGACCTCGATGTGGATCTGGTTGTTGAAGTCTTCCTCGTGGTCGCGGACGTAATTGACGTAGTCGACGATCGCCATGACATCCAGGGCCGCGGCCGGATCGTTCTGGTCGATCTGCCCGGTCAGTACGTCGGCGGCCAGCTCGTGCAGCATGGTCCCGCGCTCTGCCGCCGGGGAGCTGGTGTCCCTGGCCAGGGCCTCGGGCGATACCGCGGTGACGGAGGCGGAACACTTCAACCACCTGGGGGAACCGCTCGGGCTCCACTTCGCGTGTCCATTAATCATAGTGCCAGGTACTCCTCTTTCGTGGCGGGTTGGGTCTGCTTCCTGGTGCGGAAGAAACCGATGCGGTCGTGCTTGGCCATGTACAGCCTGGCGTAGTACGCCCGGTGGTCGTTCGGGATCTTGAACCCGTCGTCGGACCGGGTGACGATCGCCGTCTCCCAGCGGATGCGCTCGACTACCATCGAGATACTGAAGTTCGTCCGGCCGGCGTTGTACGCCTCATGGGCGAACCGCTCGATCAGTCGGTAGACGTGCGGGTTCTCCCGGTGGAACCGCTTGAAGGCCACCCACATGGGCCGCCTGAAGATCACCGGTGCGTTCACTTCTTCTTGCTCCTTGCCAGGTAGTCCTCGATGGCGATACGGATGACCTGGGTGGTCTTGCGGCGTTCTTTCCTGGCGATCTTGTCCAGCTCCAGGCGCATGGCGGCCGGCATTCTGATTGCTATCTGTGAGTCGTGCTCTGCTGGTGCTTTGGGCATGTCTATCTCCTCGTTAGTGTGGCGTCGTAGTTCGACGGGATGCACTATACACGAAACAGTTGCAGGGATGCAACGCCTGGGCATATACTGACCGACCCGCAGCATAACAACAGAGGAGATAATGCGTGATGGGAAGTAAAAAACAGGCCCCGGGGAAGGGGCCTACAAATGAACAGTTCCTGGCGGGAGTGTTCGGGGAAACTCATAATACCATCCTGGTCTGCAGTTTCAAGGGCCACCCCAAGGATGCACCGCAGTCCGCCTGGGTCCCGTTCAAGTGGCGCGAGGACTACGCCTGGGACGACCAGGCCAACAACTACTTCACCGTCAGCACCTTCACCGGCAAGAACCGGCGCAAGCGCGACTTCGTCGCCCTGCATGTGGTGATGGTCGACGACGTGATCCTGAACGGGACCCACGTCGGCGGCAAGATCCCCAGGGAGGCGATCGCCCTGCCCCCGACCTACGCCATCGAGACGTCGCCGGGCAACGCCCAGGTGGGCTACAAGCTCACCGAGCCGGTGACCGACCTGACCATCGCCACCCGCCTGATCGCCGGCATCGCCAAGCGGGTGAGCCCGGACGAGACGGACCCGGGCATGCTGGGCGTCACCCGGTACGCCAAGCTCCCCCAGGGCGTGAACGGCAAGCACGGGCACGTCAACCGGATGAAGGGGTGGCACCCTGAGCGCACCTACACCGTGCGCGAGCTGTGCGCTGCCTACGACCTGGACTACGAGGCCCTGATCGAGAAGCCGAAGCCTGTCCTGTTCGATACCGAGAAGTACCCGGAGGGCGGCCCGGTGGTCGAGGCCCTGGACTGGTACGCCCAGCTGGGCAGCCTGAAGGAGGAGACCCCGGACAAGTTCGAGCTGACCTGCCCCTGGGTCGATGGTCACAGCGAGGACCGTGACGACGGGTGCGCGATCGGCAAGCCAGGCTCCCACCCTGAGCTGCCCGGGTTCTGGTTCAAGTGCCACCACGGCAGCTGCCAGGACCGCACGCTCAACGATTTCATGTCCTGGTGCCGGGAGCAGGGGTTCGGCAAGACGGACGCCGCGGCCGACTTCGCCGGCCTGGAGGACGTCGACCTGGAGTACGAGCCCCCAAAGCCTGAGCCGGCGACGGGTTTCAAGCTATTCAGCTATGACAACCTGGACCCGGCGACCCCGCCCCCGCGGCAGCTGGTGGAGGATGTGCTCGTCTACGGCGAGATGACCCTGATCAGCGCGCAGCCCAACACCGGCAAGTCTGCCTTCGCCCTGGACCTGGCCGAGCACGTCGCGGCCGGCGATCCCTGGCACGGCAAGCTGGTGGAGCAGTGCACGGCCCTGTACGTCTGCGCGGAGTCACCGGCCACCATCGAGTCCAGGATGCGCGCGATCCGCGCCAGGCGGGGCGGCAGCGTCCCCCTGTACGGCACCTATGACCCGATCACGTTGACGACCGAGGCCGACCGGAGCCTGTTCAGCGGCAAGATGAAGGCGACCCTGCGCGAGCTGCCAGGGACCAACCTGATCATCGTGGACACCTTCCGGTCCGCGACCCCAGGCATCGACGAGTCCGACGCGAAGGAGATCTCGCCGGTGGTGACCTACCTGCACCGCATGGCGCACGAGCTGGGCGTCCACGTCATCCTGGTGCACCACACGACCAAGGCCGGCACGTCGTACTCTGGCTCCGGCGTGTTCGGGGCCATCGTCGACACCGAGATCGTGATCTGGGACGAAACGGACCTGGACGGCGAGACCGAGGGACATGACAATCGCGGCTGCATCGTCGCCCACATCCGGCAGCAGCGCGGTCTGGCATCCAAGAACGAGGAGTTCTTCTACCTGATCGAGTCGGCCGAGACGGGTCGGACCAACAACTTCGGGAAGCTCGAGACGGCCCCTGTGGTCCGCCAGGTCTCCCAGATGGAGCTGGATATGGGCCAGGCCGAGCGCGAGAGTGCCGAGGAGGAGCGCGCCAGGCTCGACCTGGAGGCGGATCTGGAGCGTATGGTGCATGCGACCCTGGCCGACCCGAGCATTGGAAAGGCGCGGTTGGCGCAGCTGTTAAGTATTGGTGAGAGGAGGGTGGATGCGGTGCGTCAGTTCGGCCTTGATAGGGGTGTTCTGGGCACCAATGGACGGCCTGGAAACGGGTGCAGATGGCACGTTATTCCAGAGTGTGACAGAGTATGACAGAGTATGACGTCATACTGTCCTACTAGTGGTGTGACACGCCCCCCTTTAGGGGGAGCGTGTACACACCGCGGAACCGCGAGATATTACTGGGGAGTGGAGCACGAGTGGAACGCAGGAAATTAATTCAGGTGGCGGTGTTGGCGACCCTGGCCAGCAGGCCGGCCTGGGGGCAGCAGTGTGACGGGCAGCTGATCTCGGCCAACACGATGATGTCGTTCACCGGTGGCAGCCTGTCACCCGGCCAGGAGGATCTGCTGACCGACCTGACCCGGGCCTTGAACGACCCGGGCAAGGTGGTGACCCAATTCGAGGACCAGGCGGTGTGCATCACCGATGTGGTCCAGGAACCCGACGGCATCTTCGCCGTCGACAACAAGCTGCTGCGGCAGCGCAATTACTTCGAGGAGAAGTGAGCATGGAAAAACCAGACGGACTGCAACTGACTGATGACCAGGTCAAGGCGATGATGGAGTGGCAGATGCACGCGGGGTACTGGGTCACCAGCCAGGCGGTGGCCCTGCACGGCATCGCCGAGCGTGAGGGGCTCGAGCTGGGGGACGATGACGTGCTGCGCGTTTCCCTGGAGCTGTTCAAGCTGGCCAGGGACGAGGATGTACAACGGCAGGCTGCCCAGGGTACGATGGTAGACCCGGTCACAGGCGAGGAGATGAAACCGTGAGATCGAGTTACACCAACACCACCAGCAAGGGCGCGCCCACCGAGTTGAACACCCGGCCGCCAGGGTACAAGGACCTGGAGGATCGCATCCTGGAGCTGGAGAACAAACTCTACGCCCTGGAGCGGTTGTACGCCGACCTGTCCAAACCTGAACCCCCTACCGCCGCATGAGTGCCATCGTGATTGATGGGGCCGACGACGCGATCATCGGGTATGCCGATGATCCGTTTCGCGTGGTGTACGATTACGAGAAGCTGATCGACGTCTTCGCGAACAAGGGCGACCGGGACAGTGGCGTCGAGTGGGTAGAGTTCAACGTGATCCGCGGCCTGGCCTACATCGCCGACGGCAGCCAACCTGTGATAGTCTACCCGGCAGAGCGCGAGGAGATCGACATGCGCGCGGATGAGTTGGAGGACTGACATGGCCGGAGCAGCGAAGAAAAACCCCGCGCTCAAGCGCAACCAACCCAACAGGACGGGCCGCCCGACGGCCTACAAACCTGAGTATTGCGACCTGGTAGTCAAGATCGGCAAGCAGGGTAAATCCATTACAGCGATGGCCAACGTCTGCGGCGTGCACCGTGACACGCTGTACGAGTGGGCGGAAGTGCATCCCGCGTTTTCCGACGCCTTAACGCGCGCGCGGGGGCACAGCCTCGAGTGGTGGGAGTCGACGGCCCAGGGCCAGGCCCGCGGCAAGTACGATGGAGCCAACGGCAACACCCTGGCGTTCATGCTCAAAAATCAACATCCGGATCAGTACCGCGACCGCCGCGAGATTGATCACAGCGGTGAGCTGCGCCTGGTGGAGATCGACTTCAGCGGGTTCGAGGGGGATGCCGATGACGGAACAGATTGAGCAAGCGCAGCGGGTCATCGACCTGCAGAAGCGCGTGATCCTGGAGCAGCACGAGGAGATCCTGGCACTCAAGCACGAGCTGGCCAGGCAGAAGTGTCACACCTTCCGCTCCACACCCAACATGGTCGGGTTCATGACCAACAGCAACAAGTGCGCCAACGGCTGCAGCGACAAGTACCTGCGGATGGAGACGCGCCCTGGCGCATTCGTCTGGCAGTGCACCAGCTGCGGTAACGAGCAGGCGGTGCTGCGATGATCGAGCTGCGGTTTATCGAGCGCATCGACGAGAGCGGCACCCTGCGTCGCATCCTGCAGACCAGGGACGCGGCCTACGCCCCCTGGAAGGATGTGCCCTGCCTCACCCTGGAATCCCAGGAGCGCGACGCCAGGGAGGCGGCAGAGGACGCCAACGTGAGAGACTACAGTTGAGCGCGGCCGCCGGCAGGAGCGTCGACGCCCCTGGCGTCAAGCTCAAGTACAAGCCCCAGGGCTCGGTCCTGGCGGAGTTCCACCGGCGCAACGAGTTTGTGCGTATCGTCGTCGGCCCCCTGGGCAGCGGCAAGACCTTCGCGGCGATCTCCCAGGTCCTGCGCTCGATCCATGAGCAGACACCCAACGCCGCCGGCGTCCGCAAGTCCAGGTGGTGCATCGCCCGTAACAGCCTGCCGGACCTGCTGTCCACCACCATCCCCGACGTCAAGGCGGTGGTCGATGACATGGGCATCGGTGAGTGGGGCATGGGTAAGGTCATCGCCTGGCGGTGCAAGTACCGACGCGCCGACGGCACCACCGTCGAGGGCGAGATCATGTTCAGGTCCTTCGACGGCGAGCAGGATGTGGTCAAGGCCCGCGGCATGCAGCTGTCCGGGATCTGGGTCGACGAGCTGGGCGAGTTCCACAAGACCAACCTGGACATGCTGATCGGCCGGGTGAAGCGATTCCCGGCCAAGGTCGAGGTGCCGAACGCCAAGTTCGAGTGCCTGGGCACCAGCAACGCGGTGGCGAAGGATCACTGGCTGGCTGAGATCGCCCTGGCGCACACACCACCACCCAACTGGTGGATCGGCATCCAGCCTGGCGGCGTGATCATGAAGGGCAACACCTGGGTCGAGAACCCCCTGGCAGAGAACCGCAAGAACCTGCCCAAGAATTACTACCTGGACCAGTGCTCCGGCAAGAAGGAGTCCTGGATCAGGCAGAACCTGGCCAACGAGTTCGTCCACCACAGCGACGGCCGGCCTGTCCATCCCAGCTTCAACGAGCAGATCCACGTCGCCCCGGTCAAGGCCACCTACGGCCTGCCCCTGTACGTCGGCATCGACTTCGGGCGCACGCCGGCCGCGGTCATCGGCCAACGCCAGGTCAACGGGCAGTGGTACTTCCTCAAGGAGCTGGTGACCACCAACATGGGCGCGGACAAGTTCGGGCCCCTGCTGAAGGACTACCTCAACGAACACTTCCAGGGCTTCGAGATCGCCGACGTGACCGGCGACCCGAGCGGCGACTACGGTACGCAATCGAGCGACGACACCGCCTTCGACCTCCTGGCGATGGGCGGCATCTACGGCACCCCGGCCTACACCAACGACCCGCAGATCCGCTACGCGGCCCTGGACGCGCAGCTGTCCGTCCTGATCGAGGGGCAGCCCGGGCTCCTGGTCGACCCCAGCTGCACCACCTTGATCAGAGGCCTGGCAGGGGAGTATTGTTTCAGGCGTATCCAGGTGGTCGGGGCCGAACGGTTCACCGATAAGCCCGACAAAGGCCCGACCTCGCACGTCTGCGAGGCGTCCCATTACCTGCTCCTGGGAGCAGGCGAGGGTGAGGCCCTGTTCGAGCAGAGTTGGGAATTAGAGACAGCTGGTATAGAATCCTGGGCACCACCCGATAAATACTTCGAGTAACGAGGGCAGCATCATGGCAAAAACACGATCAGTACGACGCAGCGCAGGTCCCAACAAATCAATGGCTACCAGCCCCAAGGGGCGGCCGGTACTCGTACCAGGCGGGCGCAAAGCTCGTACTAACGACGGCATGCCCGCCGGGAGGAAGTAACCATGTACCTCAAGAGTGACTTCGTAGGCGTGCCCTTCCTGGTAGAGGCAGCCGGCCGGGACGCGATCCTGGCGGCGGCGAACAACCGCGGCCAGCGTGGGTTCAACCTGATCGCCCAGTACGGCGACACCACGACCACCCCGCCGCTATCCCTGGCGACCATGCTCCAGACCTACACCTTCCCGACCCTGGCGGCCGTGGACGGTTTCCTGAACCATATGGGCCCGCGCGGCTCCGAGTTCCTGATCGCCCTGGCGGCCAACACCGGCGGCGTCCCCGACCAGCCGAGCATCACCGAGGTGGACAACGTCTACACCGCGACCGGCACCTGGCCAGGCGGCACCGTGATCACCTTCACCTGCACCGTGACCGACCCGGACGGGCAGTCCGACACCCACGTCTACCCGATCACCCTGCCCCCAGGGCAGCACAGTGGCGCGACGGTAGCCGGTGTGTGCGCGGCGTCCCTGGACCCGCAGGTCCACATCCGCGCGGTTGCCGCTGGCAATGTACTGACCTTGAGCCCTGCTGATCCTGACTACAGCCTGGTCTCCTCTGTATCGGTGAGCTGATATGTCTGACATGACGTTGATCAAGGTACTCGAAGGCCAGGTCAACGAATCAGACACGACCAGCTTCGAGGTCGGCGAGCAGCGAGAGCGCAACATGCGCTACTACTCGCTGCAGCCCATTGGGAATGAAATACCTGGCCGGTCGGCCTACATCTCGCCCGACGTCCTGGACGCGGTCGAGAGCAAGAAGGCCGTGTTCTCCGAGACGTTCCTGTCCAGCCGGGAGGTGGTGAAGTTCAGCAACTGCCCCTACCCTGGCGAGGCAGAGGGCAAGACGGTCTACGTCAACCGGGTATTCAAGCGCAACAAGCACGAGGCGATCTTCCGCGACGCCTGGCACGACGCATTCGTCGGCAAGCGGTGCGTGGTCCTGGCGGAATGGTACGACGACACCCGGGTCCAGGAGATCCAGGTCAACGGCATGCCGGCCCCCATGATCAACCAGCAGCTGCAGCAGATGGGCGAGCAGATCCGCGGCGTCGACACGTCCGCTGCCGAGATCCAGGAGATGCCCAGCCCGCAGGGACCGATGCAGATCGTCTCCGGCATGCTCAAGCTCGAGCTGGACGACAGCTACACCCGCCTGTCCCTGATCAAGCCCGAGAATTTCTACCGCGACCCCGAGGCGACCTACATCCAGGATTCCATGTGGTGCAGCTACGAGGAGACCATCTCCCGCGGCATGCTCACCGACATGGGCTACGAATACGACCAGGTGATGGGGCTCAAGCTCGATTACCGGTGGCGTAGGAACCAGGAAGACTTCGCGCGTAAGGCGCACGACTCCTCCTGGACACAGCACGGCAGGACCAGCCGGGTAAATTCCCAGGAGCAGGTCACGTTCTACCGCACCTGGACCTGGCTATCGGCCGAGGATTTCGAGGGCGCGAACCTGGAGGGTTTTGAGCCCGAGGAAGGGTTCAACCTGTACGAGATCCATTGGTGCCACGGCGAGATCCTCCGATGGGAGGAGGAGCACGACGACCAGGAACACCCCTACGCCATCAAGGTGGTGGAGGAGATGCCTTTCTTCGAGTGGGCCGAGATGAAGATCTCGCACGCCGAGCACGGTATGTGTACCTCCGACGTCGTGGCGTTCACCCAGAAGGCGCAGTCCGGCCTGAAGCGGATGGTCTACGACAACCAGAGTATGGCCAACAGCTCACGCACCCTGGCCCTATCCGGTGCCCTCAAGAACCCCAGGGACCTCCTGGACAACAAGATCGGTGCCACGATATGGACCAAGCGCATGGACGCCGTTGCGGCCCTGCCCACACCGCAGCTGTCGCCGATGACGATGGATGCGATCAACCTGTTCAAGATGGACGGCGAGGAACGGTCAGGCATGTCTTCCCTGGCGAAGGGCATGAACTCCGACGCGGTGAAGTACCAGAACGCGGACGACATGATTGCCCGGCTTACCAATGCCGGTACCCGTCGTGTGACTGCGGCAGCCCGGGATTTTGCGAATACCTTCTTGATCCCTTTGTGCCAGTACGTTGTGAAGCTGGGGATGGAGAACGATAACAGCCAGTCCCTCCAGGAATACGCCGGGCAGCAGATCCCGATCGTACCGAAGCAGTGGCAGGATACCGAGAACCACATGGAGACCGCGGTCGCGCTCACCCCCGAGGAAGGCGCGATCATGAGCAACAAGCTCCTGACCATGCACGGTGTGGTATCCCAGGACCCCGAGATGGCCCTGTCCTACGGCGTGGAGCAGAAGCACGCCCTGTTCGACATGATCTACGACATGATGGGCGTAAGCGACACCAGCAAGATCCTGCTGGCACCGTCCGATCCGCAGTACCAGCAGAAGGCGCAGCAGCAAGGCCAGCAGGCGCAGCAGGCCCAGCAGAAGCAGGACCAGCTCACCGGTATCCAGGTCGAGAACCTCCAGGCGCAGACCGAGGCGACCCGGTCACGCGAGCAGCGTGAGTGGGCGAAGTTCACCTGGGATCAGACCGACGACATGGCCGACAACCTCCTGGCCGAGCAGAAGCAGACCTGGCTCGAGGACATCCAGCAGCAGGAGATCGACCTGGAAGCGAAACTCAAGAAAGAGGTGACCGTTCAGGGCTAATGGATAAGAGAATTTTCGAGAATAAATTGCGTCGGGACGCGGGGCCGAAAGAGTTCGCGCTTACTGTGCACCCGACGATTGTAGTGGCCCATAAACGGAGAGAGAAAAATGGACCGAAGCAAAAACTCGCCAAACGGCGAGCACTCGCAGCAAGACTATTGGCAAGCCGCACAGGAAATGATGCGGGCCGGGGAGGAAGCAGCTCGCCTGCTGAACAGCCCGGTCTTCAACCTGGCGTACCGGGCTCAGATGGAGGACACGATCAACCAGTGGTTGACGTCCGAGCCGAAGGAAACCAACAAGCGGGACAGTCTGTACCACCAGGCCCAGGCGCAGGTAGCAATGGCGACCAGGATGCAGAGCTTCGTCGAGCAAGCAGAAATGCTGCGCGCCGAGCAAGATACAAAGCAAAGCGAGGAGCACAAGCGTAACGAGTACCTGGACACCCAGGGATTCGGAATCCAATAAACCCGGCAGGTTTACACACGAGTAGAGGAGTATTACCATGCCTATAGCACCACCGCAGGGCCAAGGCCCCGCAGCAGTATCTGGGGAAGCACCCCAGCAGTCGTTCAGAGAGCGCAAGGCCGCAGAACTCGCAGCAGAGAGCGGGACCCGGCGAGAGCAGGAAGGACGACCACCTACAGACCGTGAGAACCCGACTCGACGCGAGCGGACACCCTCCCAGCCTGCAGGATCAACTGAAGACTTCGAGGAGGACGGCCAGGACCTCGAAGCTGACGACGAGTACGAAGGAGACGACCAAGGCGATCTGTTCGAGGACCCCGACGAAGGGACACCCTCCGACGACGACGAGGAAGGCTACGAGGAAAGCGGCAAGTGGCAGAAGCGTTACCAGGATCTCCAGGCGGAATATACCCGCATGGCGCAGGAACGCGGAGAAATTACGGAGGAGCACTCGCAAGCGATGGGCGAGACTCTCCGTTTAAGGTTTGACCTGGAGGACCGCCTGAACGAGGCGGCTGGCAGGGCCGAGTATATGGCGAACGTGATGAGCGGCAACGCGAATCAGTACCGCAATATCAACTGGTCCCAGGTACCTGCGGAGCAACTGCCGCAGCTACAAGCCCAGGCTCAACAGGCACTAGCGATGGAGCAACAAGCCAAAGCCGCCTGGGAGCAGATCCAAGGTCAGCGCGAGGAAACGATGGCGCATGTGAAGCAGCGAGAAGCTGCCATTGCGAAGATTCGGCTCCGGCGCACGATCCCCAACTGGGGGAACGAGACCTACGCAAAACTCCGCGAGTTTGCAGTCAACCAGGGTATGCCCGTAAAGCAGTTCAACGACACCACCGATCCGGTGGTAATCGAGGCTCTGCATGCACTGATGACCCTGCGTACCGCCGGCAAAAACGTCCAGACGAAGTTTAAACGGAAGGCTCAGGCACCCCGCGGCAAAACAGGCCGTGTGTCCAGAGACGCCAGAGGACGATTTGCGGAAGTAGTGCCCAACCAACGTGGCACCTTCGCAGAGAAGGCCAGGCAGCGACTGGAGAGGGAAAGCAGGGGCCGTTGATCTTGTAATGGTTTATTTTTGGAGGGCATACCATGCCTGGTTTTGATACATACGAGCAGCTGCGCCAAGCAGAGGACGTTGTAGACGACATCTACAACATTTCACCCATCGACAACCCTGTTGCCTCGATGTCACGCACCACCCAGGCCACCGGTAAGATCCACGAGTGGACCCAGGACGTTCTCCAGCCTTCTGGCAAGAACGCTAAAGTGGAAGGCGCGGACGCCGGCGACGACGTGTCAGAGCCCGTCACTGAGCTGCAGAACTACTGCCAGATCATGGACAAAGTGGCTCAGGTAACCGGCACCCTGGAAGACGTCAAGAAGTACGGGCGTAATTCAGAAATGGCGTACCAGCTTGAGCTGCGTTACGGCGAGCTGGCCAATGACGAGGAGATGGCAATCGTCGGCGCACCTGGTGGTGCCCGCCAGACTGCTGTCGCCGGTGACGCGACTACTGCACGCGAGATGGCATCCATCTACGCCCAGGTGGACGCGGCCAACATCGTTGACGCTACTGGCGCGACCACGGTAGCGGACCTGGAGACTTTCCTCCTGGAAGCGCACCTGGCGACGTACACTGTGGGCGGCAACCCCGGCTACGCAGTGACCGATCCCCTGACCGCTGGCTACTTCGCCGGTTTTGCTCTGAGCGCAGGTCGCAACCGCGACATCCGCAACGACAAGATGCTGGTCAACGTGATCGACCTGTACGTCTCCACCTACGGTGAGCTGGATGTTGTTCTGGACCGTCAAATGTCCCAGGCCAACAACGCAATCCTGCTCCTGGACTTCAACTACCTGGCGACCCCGGTCTTGCGAGCTACTCGCGACTGGCCGATTGCCAAGACCGGCGACAACGAGAAGCGGCAGATCCTGCGCGAATCGACCTTCGCCGTGTTGAACACCCAGGCCCACGCCATCGTGGACAATGTGCCGAAGAACCTGACCGTATAATGGCTCAGAAGCACATAACCAGAGCTGTGGGCGATTACGTTCGCAGCTTTGCTCATGAGTCTGGTGTCGATTATCGGCACCAGACTCAAGAGTTACAGCCCGCTATGGATCGCGTGGCACGGATTCGCCAGGCCCAGGAGTTACAGACCCCGAAGGTCAATCCCACGGGCAGGCAGTTCATCGGTAGCGTCCCGGTGGTGGTACTCACCGATTGGTTGAAGTCCAAAGGCTATACGATGGAGCAATTTGCGCGCAGAGAGGGGACCGTCCGCCAGGAGTTCATGAAGTATTTCCTGTCCAGGGATTTCTCGAAGCTGCATACTCAACACAGCACCACCCGCGTCGGCACAGGCAACCGTATCGTGGTGCCCAATCACATAGGCGGTGCACATGATAACGGACTACGGAACGCTCAAAACGTCGATAGCTAATTGGCTCGACCGTACTGATCTGACCGACAAAATCCCAGACTTTATTCTGCTGGCGGAGAATATGATTTTCCGCGAATTGCGGTGCCCGGGTAACGAGCAGATCGCCGTCTACCCTGCATCCGAGACCGGCCTGTACCAACCACCTGTCGGCGGCATCGGCGCGAAGTTCGCCAACCAGATCAAGATCGAGATCCCCAACAACTACCTCGAAGCCAAACTGGTCTTGTACAACGACAAACCCCTGACCAGGGTCACCGATCAGCGATTCACCGGGCAGAACGCCGCGGCGATCACTGGCAACGTGCCCGCCGGCGTTCCTGTCGAGTTCGGCCGGATCAAGGACAACATCTACTTCTTCCCCAGGGCCGCAACCAACGAGGATGTGACCCTGTATTACTATGAGACCCAGGGCCCCCTGGTCAACGACAACGACTGGACCAGGACCCTGCGCTACGCACCCGGGCTGTACTTGTACGGCGCGCTACTGCAGGCCCAGGCCTACCTGATCGGCGACGAGAGAATCCCGGTGTGGGCCGCGCAATTCCGTGAGATCATGGACGCCACCAACGGCCAGACCGATGAAGACGAGGTGGGTGGCTCCACCGTAACAGTGAGGAACATCTACTGATGAGCAGCTTCTACCAAGGGAATGACCCGGATGTCGACTACAGCGGAGCAGGCGAAGCGGTCGCCCTGGCGCAAGCCTGGGCAATCAAGCTCGACGGACCCGTCGAGGGAGACAACTACTCCAGCGCATACAACGCCAACCTGGCCCAGGACTTTGCCACAGCTTCAGCAGCATCCGCCGGCCAATCCGCGGCATCGGCCGCCGAGGCGGCTGAGTCAGCTGATAAACTGGATTCGCTCCTGCTGGGCGACCTGGTGGACGTGAGCAACATGGCTCCCGACGACCTGGCGGTGCTCACCTGGAACGCCAACAACCAGATGTGGGAGCCGAGCGTGGTGCTTCCTGCAGGTGCCTCCCAGGCCCTGCTCGACAAGATACTCGCGTTCGAGCAGAAACTGGTCCAGTACGGAGTGATACCGGCATGACATATATCAAGGACATCCAACCTGGAACCCCGACGGGCCAGGATCTGGTGGCCCAGGGCGATGAGCAGTTCAACGCCCTGAAGGCCGACGTGAAGAACACCCTGGGCGGGCTCGACGGGCCGGTCTACGAAGACGCGGACATTGCCGGCGACAACGGCAGCACGCTGCTGTCCGCCAGGATCATGTCGTCCTGGGAGGCGAGGATCAAGGCCCTCGAGGCCCTGGCGACCTCTCCCGATGGCACGAGCATTCCTGTGGGTGGTATCGCGATCTGGTACGGCACCGCGGCGACGATCCCTGTGGGCTGGGCCAAGTGTGACGGCGGCACCCACCAGTACCGTGATGGTAATGGCGTCTTGAGGACGATCACCACCCCCGACCTGCGCGGCCGGTTTGTGCTGAACCCCGACTGGACCGGACTCTCCCAGGGCCAGACGGGCGGGCTGCGCTACACCGCCGGCGAGCAAAACCGCAACACCGAGAACGCCGGCGCGCACACGCACTCCGTCGCGACGCCAGGGCACACTCTGACATCCGGCCAGATGCCACGTCACGGCCACGGCATGTTCGGTGGATCGGCGAGCATCAGCGGCAGCAACCCCACACCGGTGGGTTTCCTGGAATATGCCGCGGTGAAACTGACCAACTCCAACGGGCCCTTCGCTTACACCATCGTGAAAACGACCACGTCACCTGGTAACGGCGCGACCTCTATCGCGGGCGCGGACCAGGCGCACACCCACCCGACGACCAACAGCAGCAGCGCGGGTAACCACAGCCACAGCTTCAACGCCACGCAGCCGTTTTGCTGCCTGTACTACATCTGCTACGTCGCGGGGTGATCCATGTTCGTACCGATGAGGAACTACGGCAAGTTCGGGTTCATTGACGATACCCCAGCGTCGATGCTGCCGATCGGTGCCTGGAACCAGGTGCGGAATGTGCGCTTCAAGGGCAACTACATCGAGAAGTGCCTGGAGCCAGATCTGGTAAGCGACACAGAAACCAGTAACTTCCCCGCCGGCGCGATGTGGGCCCAGCAATTTTACGACGGCAACATCGTGCGGATCGTGGTCGCGACCCGGGCATCACTGTGGTTATCGTCTTCGGACACATCCTCCTGGGTGGACGTCACCCGGGAAGGCAGCGGGTATCTCACGCCGGAGGACGGATACTGGCAGTCATTCGCCTGGGGCCTGACCTGCGTCTTCAACAACGGCACCGACGCCCCCCAGGTCTTCGACCCGGTCACCGATAAGTTCATCGACATGCCCAACTGGGGCATCATCACGAGCGATACCGGTACGGAAAACTTCGACACCCAGGCCAGGGCGCGTTTCATCGTGCCCTACAAGTCATTCCTGGTCGCGTGCAACGTCACCGAGAGCATCGGGGCCCAGAATGACAGCTTCCAGCCGAATACGGTGTGGTGGAGCGACGGATTTCAGTCTCCGGACCTCTGGGAGGACCAGGGCAACGTCTGGGATTACAATTCGACCACCAATTTGGCCGGTAAAAACCAGATCGGGCTCGAGGCTGGGCCTATTCAGTGGGCGGCGACCCTGGGCGAGGGCCTGATCATCTACAATTCCAGCGCGGCGACCCAGATGTTGTTCACGGGCGGCGGATTCGTGATGGATTTCCGCCGGCTGTTCGATTATGGCTGCGTCGGGCTCTACGGTGCGGCTGAATTCTTGAACCAACACTATGTTGTTGGCTCCGACGTCATGTACATCCACGACGGCAACACGGTGAAGCAGGTCTCGGAGGACCGGGTCCGCAACTGGTTCTACCGCAACGTGAAAAACCTGGAATCTTCCGTCCGCGTGATCACCGATTACACCAACCGCGAGGTGATCGTCCAGTACGATGCCCTGCCGGACGTCCTGAGCCGGGATATAAGCATACCGGAGTCGGTCCGCCTGGGGCTGGTCTACAACTACGACGACGATAACTACACTGTGATCGACGCGGCGGTCGACCGCGACAACGGCCCGAGCCTGGACCGCGTCGTCTGCATGGTTTACGGGCTCGACCTGGATGAATTCACCGAGCTGGGGCCGACCTGGGACGACCAGACGTTGCGGTGGGATGAATTCGGCGACGCCCGCTGGGGCCAGCTCCAGGGCGGTGCTACCAGCCAGACGGTGCGGATCTCGATGTTCTGGTTGACCGCCACCGGACTGTATCGGGCCAACAAACTGTCAACGCCGGCCCCGAACAAGCGATTCATCGTCACCAAGAGCAACATGGACCTGGACGAGATCAACCCGCAGCTGACAACTAACCTGTGGAAGCATATCCGCCAGATCTACCCGCATATTGTCGGCCTGGGCCTGCTACGGGTCCGCCTGGGCTGGTCTCCCAACCTGGAGACGGCACCGGCCTGGGGTGAGTGGAAGGATTACCGGATGCTGACCGAAAATGCCGCGCCAGAAGACGGCCCCCTGTCCGACGTGAAGATCGACTGCCGGACCACGGGCCGATACCTGGCGATTGAGTGGGATTTCGCCGAGGTGCGCGCGATGCGCTTCACTGGCATCGACATCGACGTGTTGCCAGTCTATGGCCGATAAGATAAAACTCCGCCCCTACCGCCCTTCCCAGGCTGCGCCCGCCGACGACCAGGAGCTGCGCCGGTACCTGAACCGCGAGCTGCAGCAGATCGGTGGCTCGATCGAGGGCATCACCGAGGTGGTAGAGAACGCCTCCGGCAACGTGCCCACCTTCGAGGGTGCCGGCACCAGCGGTGTGGTCCCTGATCCAGTCAACGAAAACGCCCTGTTCCTGCGCGACGACGGCAGCTGGGCGGCCGCAGCAGGCCCTGCAGGGCCGCCAGGGCCGTCTGGGCCCCAGGGAGCTATCGGGCCACCCGGACCCCAGGGAAACCCCGGACCGACCGGTCCTGAAGGCCCAGAGGGCCCCCAGGGCGAGACAGGACCCGAGGGCCCGCAGGGTGACCCAGGACCCGAGGGTGCCCCAGGAGAACCCGGTCCGCCGGGAGAAGACGGCCCAGCAGGGCCCCCAGGGCCGCAAGGCGTCCAGGGTCCCCGCGGTCTGACCGGGCCCCAGGGATCGCAAGGTCCTGCCGGCCCACAAGGCCCCCAGGGACCAGAGGGCCCAGAATCAACTGTACCCGGCCCGCCAGGGCCCGAGGGCCCGCAAGGCGTCCAGGGTGAGCAAGGTCTCCAGGGATCTGAGGGCCCGCAGGGTGTCCAGGGTGACCGGGGTATCCAGGGCGACCCAGGACCAGAAGGCCCGGAGGGGCCAGAGGGGCCAGAGGGCCCGAAAGGCGACCAGGGCGACCCAGGGCCGCAAGGACCGCCAGGAACCGGCTCAGGCGGCCCCACCGAGGCCCCTGTCGTCCAGATAGGGCACGGGTTCCAGTTCCTGGACGCTATCCGCTGGGACGGCACCAGGTTCGTCCTGGCGCAGGCCAACGACGTCGAGACGACCGCCCTGGGTGTGGTGGTGGAGATCCTGGACGCGAACACGTTCATCTACGCGATCACCGGGCGGTACAATCGCGCGCACGGGCTCCAGCAGGATGAGTGGTTCTACCTGTCCGAGGATACGCCCGGGGCATTGACCCAGGTCGAGCCGGACATTTCGCAGCCCCTGGTCTACGCCGAGAACGCGAACTATTTCACCGTGTACGCCTATCGACCGACGTACCCGAACGACGACCAGTTCCCGATATTTGCGGGTGCTGGCACAACCGGCCTGGTGCCGGACCCGATTACGGAGGAAGGTTATGTCCTATCTGATTCTGGCGAGTGGGTGCCTGGTGGTGTGGGCGGTGGCGGCGGTATGGTTGACGGCGGCTTTGCTAACAGTGTGTATACCCCGCCGCAGCTGATCGACGGCGGTAGCGCAGCAGGAGGGCCATAATGGCTTCGATAATTCAACTACGGCGCGACACCGCGGCCAACTGGACCACGGCCAATCCCGTCCTGGCGCAGGGCGAGATGGGCCTGGAGACCGACACCCTCCAGGCGAAGGTGGGCGACGGCGTGACCGATTGGGTCACCCTGGACTATAACTTTGTCGGACCGGAAGGCCCCACGGGACCGCAGGGTATCCAGGGCCCCCAGGGTGAACAGGGCTCGACTGGTCAGACAGGCCCGGAAGGGCCCCAGGGCGATGAGGGGCCACAAGGCCCCGAAGGTATCCAGGGCATACCTGGTGACACCGGTCCAGTAGGTCCGGAGGGCCCGGTAGGTCCAGAGGGCCCGATAGGTCCCCAGGGCGTGAAGGGCGACACCGGCATAGGCTGGGAGGCGGGCACGCTTCCCGATGACATCGTCAACACCAACACCGGTAACGTCGGCATCGGCACGCCCGACCCGAAGAACCAGCTGCATGTAGCGGGTAGTTTATACGGAGGCACGATTCGCATCTCCGACGACACGGGCTCCACCCTCGCCCTGTGGGACGCCGCCGAGACCAACAGGTGGGGAATCCAGCACGACATAGCCACCGGCCGCATGCGATACACCTACAACGGGACCGAGCGGGTGACGTTTACCGCGGAGGGCCTGGTCGGTATCGGCACGCTCAATCCGCAGGCGAAGCTGGAAATACTCAGTGCCGACGCGCCCGTCCTCGATGTGAAGGGGGATAACGAAGCTGGCACCATGACGATGACCCGTGAGAACGGTGCCAGTGTAATCCCTAGCGGGCAGACGTTGGGCCGCATCGACTTCAGAGGGAATGATCCGAGCGGGTTAGTAACCAACGGCGGTCGCATAATCTGCAACGCCGCGTCCGATTGGACAGTAGGCAACACTCCGTCCTACATGCGGTTCAACGTGAATTTCGAAGGGGAAACGAAGCTGACCCAGATTATGAATCTGTGGCCCGACGGGTCGATTACCGGGCTGTTCAAGATCAACGGGGTGCATGGCGCGCAGACAAACAAGTTCGAGGTGGTGGACGCTCTCCCGGGCACGCCCGAAGCCAACACTATCTACTTCGTCACGGGGTGATCTGATGATCAGTTACAACATTATAGAGACCAGGTTCAGTGTGAACCCCGACGGTACTCCCGGGCGGATCAACCTGGTCCTGTGGAACGCGACCAAGAACCAGGAGACACTATCGGCGACGTTGAGCGGGCGCGGTACGCGCATTCCTGGAGACTACTCACCTGCTGATAAACCGTACCAGGACGTCACCGAGCTGGACTGTATCGACTGGGTCATCGACCTGGAAGACCAGACAAGCATCGAGGCCCAGCTGGATGCGCGGATCGCCGAATTGGCGCAACCGACTGTGAGCACCGGCAGACCCTGGCAGGAAGCATACCCCTTGTGGGCCGTCGGTGTGGCGGTATCTGTCGGTGACATCCGCATCTACGAGAACACCGGGTACGAGTGCATCCAGGCGCACACAACCCAGGCGCAATGGGCACCGCCGGTCACGCCAGCACTATGGAAATTCTACGTTCCAATATCTGAGGGGCCGCAGCCCTGGGTGCAACCCCTCGGATCGGAAGACGCCTACGGCGACGGGGTGCAGGTCACCCACCAGCCCGCGGAATTCACAGAGGTCCACCTGTGGACCAGCCTGGTCGCTGCCAATGTATGGGAGCCGACCCCGGCTAACAGCACGTTGTGGGAAGATAACGGACCGTTCTGATGCCCGGTATATTCCAAGGCTCCACCCCGATCACGCCGCACCTGGGTGGTACAAAACTGTCCGCAGTTTATGTCGGCGACGTTAAGGTCTGGCCGACGGGCTGGTACACAAAACTTTTTGGAACGCAATGGGCTACCGTACAGATGTGGTCCAGCGGGGCCGCAGTCACGCTACCAGCCACAGGCCCGCACAATGTGCAGACCACCTCCAGCGCAACGACGGTAGGTAAGAGAGGTCTCAGTTGGGGCGACACGATGGGGCTCGCTGGGGCCACAGCGTTTATAACCGCAAGCAGTAGCGTCACCACCTGGATAAACGGTCTGCAGATAATCAACGTGAGCACGACCATCCCGACGCAGACCTCTGCGCTGTACCAGCAGATGGACACCGGCCAGGCCTATGTCGGCTACAACATGGGCGTCCGGCAACGGGTCGCCCTGGAGCGCGATAGTGGGTGGTCAGAGGAAGTCGCGCGGTTTTCTTTCCCCACCGCTACGGCCCCTGTCACCGTTTGGGCCAGCCAAGGAGGAGTGTGGACCTGCACCTATGAATCCAACGGTAAATACCGAATCACTGCGCCTCGAGATTTCGAGAGCAACATGGCGGACGCCCATGTTATCAGGACTAATAACGCTAATTCTTACCTGGTGCCTGTCCTCGACGAGTTCGGGATTAATGGAGCAAACACAGTCAGACTTTCGACGTATCTCAGCTACATCAGCGGCGGCAGCATATATGCCCCGGACACCGTTACAGACATCGTCATAACGGCGGTACTTAAATGAACTATATACAGCGAGGGTGCACGGTCAGCGGCACCAACGGGGCCATGCTGTGGCAGGACCCTTTAGGTGGGTGGAGTGGCCGTTGGGTTAGTACCGGCATATACGAGATCACCTTCCCTCAACCGTTCGGTGTCGCGATCAACGAGCGGATCATGTGGGCCCGCCCCTTCGTCACCGGAACATCGTATCGGAGCCAGCGGTACTGTTGCCAGATATATGACGTAACAGGCAACACCGCCAGGATAGCATGGAGAAACGGATCGTCTTTCCTGAGCGGTGATTTCTCGTTCGAGTGTTATATGCTGGATGTAGGTTCGGTGATCAGCAGCGGACTCCTCCAATGGGGTAAGTTCCCCGAGACCAAGGTCGATACACCCGACATGGTCGACAGCGAAATGTGGACTTTCCAGAACGGGATAATGGTGCCCGGGCCTACCGAGGTAGGTGGTGGTGGGGTTCAGATGGCCGCGGTTTTCAACAGCTGCGCCAGGCCCCGATACAAAGGAGGGGTTCTCTACGCGAACTCTGTATGCTTCTGGTTCAAGCGCGACCCCGCACAGGAGACGATGTATATGTGCAGCGGAGCGGCGTACCCGAACACCGCGGGCAGCGGGTACAGTGGGCATGCGTTCAGGATAGAACCTGACCGGTTTCGAGTAGAGTATTTATCCGGCTCCACCTCTGAGACGACCAGCACGCGGCGTACCGTAGCCTATGACGGGGTCACTAATTACCTCGACAACCAGTGGCACCATTTCTGCGCTACCGCGCAGGCGATAACTGCTACCCCGAGTCACCACAACCTTTATATCGACGGTCAACCCGTCGGTGTAGCACCGACCTTCTCCGGTAATGCGACCTCCGTGAATTGGCGTAATAGTAGCGACTGCACCTTCCAAATGAACGCGCAGAAAGGGGCGGCTCCCTCACTCACCCCCTGGGGCGCGCTGGCCGACTATCGCATGTACAATCGCGTTTTGTCTCAAGCAGAAGTGCAGCAGATCTACCAGGGGAATGGGTAATGGATAAAAGTACGCGACAGTTCCTGGTCATCTTCGTCATGATGTTCACCACGGTCATCGTGCTCAGTGGTTGCACACGACTCGCGACCAGGGACACGGCCGACAGGAGATGGGAGGTCGACGTCCACGCTACGCCCGAGGGTGAGTGCACCGTTCAGGTCCGCGTCGAGCACGGCGACGCCGTGGAGGATAACTCTATGACGATAAACCGGAGCGGGTCATGAGTGATACACCGGTAGCAACTACTGGCGGACCCCAGGGCCCGCCGGGTCCTGTCGGCCCGGAAGGGCCAGAGGGTCCGCGTGGTATCCAAGGACCCCAGGGCGAGCAGGGCGTACCAGGCCCAATCGGTCCCCAGGGGCTGCGCGGTGAGCAAGGTCTCCAGGGCGACACCGGTCCCCAGGGCCCGCTGGGCCCCATCGGTCCAGTCGGGCCGGTAGGCCCGCAAGGGCCCCAGGGAGCAATCGGTCCAGAGGGCCCGGCCGGCACACCAGGTACGGAAGGCCCGCAGGGCGTGGAGGGACCAGAGGGCGTCCAGGGCCCTCTGGGCCCGCAAGGACCCAAGGGTGACACCGGACCCCAGGGCGAGAAGGGCGAGCAGGGCGACACCGGCTCCGGCATCACCCTGATCGGCCAGGCGACGGTGGCCCAGGCCAACGCAATCGACGTCGGCCTGATTAACGTGGGCGACTCCTGGGTGATTACAGATTCAGGCACGGTCACCACCGGCAGCCAGCCGGTCGAGGTGACCGCTGGCGACCTGTTGAGCTGGACGGAATCCGGCTACTGGGTCAACCGTGGCCAGGCTCAGGGGCCCCAGGGTGAGCGGGGACCGGAAGGCCCGGAGGGCCCCAGGGGACCGACCGGCCCGGAAGGACCCCAGGGTCCCGCCGGCGAGAGCGGGTTCATCATCGGCGAGATCCGCGCCTACTTCGGCGACCCTGGCGCGTACCCCGCGGGCTGGTTCCTGTGCGATGGCCAGAACGGCACCCCCAACCTGACAGGGCGCACGCTACTGGGCTCGGGCTCGGGATACACCCGGGGCGCGACCGGCGGTGCCACGACGGCCGCAGGTACCTCGAATACCGTCGCCAACCACACCCACACGGTGACTGTCGCCACGGGCGGCACCCACAACCACACCGCCACCAGCGCGACGGCCGGCGGGCACAGCCACACCACCGGGTCGCACGCCCTGTCGCAGGCCGAGATGCCGCAGCACGGGCACGGCATGTTCCTGTCGGCGTCCACCAACGGCGACGGCGGCACGCCAGGCGGCCTTTCCAGGCTCACCTACTTCGGGGATAACGTCGGCAACAACCGGGCCTACAAGATGCAGGCCACCGCCTCTGGGTCCGGGATCGGTGCCACGGCACCCGCCGGCGGGACATCCGCCCACAACCACGGGAACACCAACACCGTCGCAGCGCACAGCCACACGATCACGGTCGCGGCCAATGGTGGCAGCCACAGCCACACCGCCAGCTCGGGCTCCGCCGGTGGCCACAACCACACGACGACGGTCTCGACGATGCAGCCCTACTTCGTCATTGACTACATCATGTACCTGGGGTAGCGAAATAGGTATCATGGAGGGGCCCCTACGGGGGAAAAATTAAACCCAACAAGGAGATACACATGGATAAGATAAGTTCAGGAGGTGCACGGTGACCCCGGACGACATCGGTATGATCATTCTGCTCGTTGTAGGTCTGACCTGCATCGGGGTCAGTATTTACATGATGCGTTTGGAGAAAAAATACCGTGCTGAAAGCTATAGTGATGTTCGCCGTCCTGCTAGTGCCGGCGATGATATGGGATCGCAAGTTCCCTCAATCTCTTAAAAGGAAAAACCATGAAAAAGTTAATCGCAACATTTACTACATTGATCGCCCTGGCGGTCGCACCGATGGCAATGTCAACACCGATGCTGAACACCCTGGTGGTAGGCGCAGATCCGCTGGCTGACGCCGGTGTTATTGGTTTCCAGCTGACGGATACCGATGGCATCAACGATGACATCAATGCCTTCATCTTTCTGGAGTCTGCTGGCTACGCCGGTGTGAACGAGGTGGGGATCTACGACTGGCTTGATCCCAGCCGCATGTTGACCGTCTTCAATGGCGCAGACTCGGTCGGCACCAGTCGCACCCTGAGCTACACCGCTGGGCAGTTCGCTATCGGTGCCACCACCCTGGCGGTGGTCGATCCGATATTCGGCGTGTTCCTGACCAGCCCGGAAGGCACGTTCTACTCTGACCCGACCCTGAACATCGACGGGTTCGATCACTTCGCGGTGTTCGATACTGTGGGCAGCACGGGCCTGGCCGGTGTGTTCGACTTCGTGGTCGGCATCGAGGACCAGTTCGGTGGTGGTGACCAGGACTACAACGACTTCGTGTTCGGTATCACCGACGTGCAGCCGTTTCGCGCACAGGTTCCTGTAGCCGCGACGATGCCGCTGATGGGCATCGGCCTGCTGGGCCTGTTGTGGTCACGTCGTAAGAAAACTGCAGCCCTCTGATAGGGCTCCTTCCAGGGCCGCCCCACCTGGTGCAGAAACGGGGCAACTAATTTTATTGGAGGTAGTCGTGGAAATACGCGCCAGTTTCAGCTATCAGGTAGGCCGGCCACAGCCGGTGCGCCAGGATATACTGAACCTGGAGCGGGCGATCCGCGAGCTACCCGACGCCAAATCAGGTGAACAACTGACCGCCGAGCTGGTCGAGCATTTTTTCGCTCCCTCCGTGTATGGTCGCAAGATGTTCATCCCCGCCGGCCATGTTATTGTCGGCAAGATCCACAAGCACGCGCACCTTAACGTCATCACCCGCGGATTGATCAAGGTGGTGACCGAGTTCGGCGACGAGCTATACGAGGGGCCGCGGATCTGGATCAGCGAGCCCGGTACAAAGCGAGCAGTGTACGCCCTCCAGGACACCGAGTGGTTGACCATCCACCCGAACCTGGACGAGACTCGAGACCTGGAAGCACTCGAGGAGTACGTCATCGCGGAATCGTTTGAGAAGTACGACAGGCTCCAGCTGGAGCAGGAGGCAGGACAATGACTTGGGCAGCAACAGGATCAACCGTAGCTGGTGGCGTAATTGGAGGACTGACAGGCGGCGGTGGCCAGGAAAACTTCGGGCCTGGAAATTACATTCCAAAATGGATGAAGCAAGACTGGCAGAACGCCGGCAACAATATGTGGGACATCCAGGCCCCCGAATACTTCAACAAGGACACCGTCGCGGGCATGAACCCGTACCTGCAGCAGAACCTGCAGAGCATGGCCGGTTACGGCCAGCAGGGCGGCATGGGGTACAACAACGCGGCCATGCAAGGCCTGGCAGGCGCGAACGCCCTGCAGCAGGGCATGGGCGGCGGCCTGGACTACATGAACCAGCTGCGCCAGGGCGGACCGAATCAGTTCCAGTATGACCAGGGAACCTACGACCAGGTGATGGGCAACTTGCAACCCGGCATGCAGGGGCAGTACGACGCCGCCATGCGGGACCCGACCCGGCAGTTCAACGAGCAGACACTCCCCGGCATCAACATGGGCTCGATTGGGTCCGGTGGATCTTTCGGCACCAAGGCCTTCAACCAGGGCGCGATTGCTTCCCGCGGTCTGCAGGATCGTGCTGCCGACACCGCCAGCGGAATCTGGTCCAACGCAGCGAACCAGGCCAACCAGGCAGCGTATGGTGCCGGCGGCCAGAACCTCCAGAGCGCGAACAACATGCAGGGCGACCTGTTGCGGAACTACGGCAACTACGCGCAGCTGGGTGGTAACCTGCTGAACAACTCCCACCAGATCATGCAGGGCGGTCTCAACATGGGCAACCTGGCAGGCGGGCAGCAGCAGGCCTACGACCAGAGCCTGGTCGACGCCGAGAAGGCGCGCTGGGACTTCAACCAGAACCAGCCCTGGGATCAGTTCAACCGGCAGATGCAGGGCGTGAACTACTTCCGCGCAGGCGGACCTGGTGGCGGCGGTACGAACACCGGCTTCTCGAACGCGATGAACGGCGCGCAGACCGGCATGGCCCTGTTCAATATGTTCAACCAGGGTGGCGGTGGCGGTGGCGGTGTCAACCCTAACTTCGGCGGCGGCTGGAACGGACAAAGCTACGGATATTGGTAGGAGAGCATTATGTTTAACAACCAGGAGTGGAATCCGGGGGCTATGTGGGAAATGATCGGCCAGGAGAACCAACCACCTGGATCTCCCCCGATGAACCCCATGATGCCGCAGCAGACCCAGAACCCGATGGCGATGATGGGCGGCCCGCAGCAGCAACCCCAGGGCCCGATGGACCAGGCGATGAATTCTCCCTGGGCGGCGATGGCCGGCCAAGGTTTGCAGAACCTGGCCAATACCTCGATGAAGCAGTACGGCAACCAGGTGAGCCCTATCCAGGCTTACCAGCAGGCTGTGCAGCAGCGCGCGGTCTTGAACCAGCGCAACCAGGCACTGCGAATCCAGGAGCAGCAGGAGAAGCGTGCCCAGGAGAAATTCGACATCGACAAGGACACGATGTACGAGCTGAAGGATTTTGTGAAGCAGAACGGTTTCGACCAGCTACCCTTCGAGGAGCAACTCGCCAAATTCAAAGAGTTCAAGACGGCCACCAGCACCGGGGCAAGCAACCGCCCGACGAAGACCTGGACCGGCGAGAACGGCAACATGATGTACCTGGACGCCACCGGCAACGTGGTCGACACCGGTGTGAAGGGATCACCCCCTGGCAACGAGATCGTCAACGTGGGCGGCGTGTCATACGTCAAGGAGACTCTGCCGGGCGGCGAGCCGCGGTTCACTCCCCTGGACGAATACCAGACCAGCTACCGCAAGGGGCAGATCGAGGGCGAGGAAGGGTCCAAGGTTAAGGGCACCGAGTACGCGAAGCGCGACCAGGCATTCCTGGACTTCGTCGACACCGGCGAGCTGGACCGGATGGAGCAGAGCATCGCCAACACCGAACGCCTGCTCCAGGAAATGGACAACGGCGAGTACCAGAACACCGGCTACTTCGAGGGCCCGGTGCGGAAGATCTTCGGCGATCCCGAGGCGGCCAAGCTGGAATTCAACGCGATGGCCCAGGCCTTGGAGAACCTGCAGATCACCAACCTGGCTCCGGTGACCGAGAACGAGATCGAGATGATCAAGCAACTGTACTCGAGCATCGGCAGCGACCCGGCGCAGAACAAGGCGATCCTGGGCGAGGCACTGCGCGTGCTGAAAGAGAAGCAGGCCCTGGTCAACAAGAAGGGCGAATACTTCGCGAACAACAACGGCACCCTGCGCGGATTCGGCACCAACCGGTGGGCGAAACCTACAGAGCCGGCGGAGCCCGGGAACGTGCCGACGTATGTGCGTGACCCTGAAACAGGAAAACTGGTACTGCAGCAATGAGAGTGATCGTCGAAGGCAAGCCTTATAATGTGCCCGACGACGCCACCCCTGATGAGATAGACGAGATTGTCTCAATGGGTAGCGCGTCTGCCCCTGCCCCCGCACCCGCACCCACGTCCGCAGCTCCAGAGATGATGGAGCCGCCCGCACCGCGGCAGCCTACAGGTCCGCTGCAGGTCGCCGGTGAATTCGCCAACGCGGCCAACCGTTCATTCCTGGAAGGCCTGGACTATGTCGGCCCTGGCGCAGTCAACGCCGGGCTGAGACTCGCCGGCAGCGACTACCAGATGCCAACACTCACCGGTATGTTCGAGGAGAACGTCCCAGGAGCCCAGGGCGGATTCATGCCGGAGGGCACCGAGCGCGACGTGGTGCGCGGTGCCGGCGGTGTTCTACCCGTAGCGGGGGCTATGGTGGGTGCAGGGCCGCGCAATCTGGCGAAAATCCCAGAGATGGCGAAGGAATGGTTCGGGTTCGGCACCGGCACCACTACCGCGGCAGCCGGCCAGGTACCGGATTATGTGAAGACGAGGACCCCGGTCGATATTGCAGACCAGGCTGGCTATCCGTTGACCCCGGGGCAACGCTTCGACAGTAAGGGCCTGCAGCTCCTGGAGAGCGCGATCGACTCCACCCCCATACCGTTCAACCCCATGCACCGGATCGCCCGGCAGCAACAAAACGTCGTCAACAAGGCTGCCGCAGAATCAATAGGGCTGCCCGGCCAGACGCGGCTCACCCAGGAGAATATGGGTGGGGTAGCTAATCAACTGTCCGATGAATTTGAACGTCTGAAATTCGAGGGCGACCTGACGCTCACGGATGATTTCGGTAATACCCTGGCAGACATCGAAGGGAGTGCCGGGCGTCGACTGTTCAAGGACCCAGTGATCAATGACACCATCGACAAGATCATGGATTGGACCGGTGAGAACGGCGTCCTGTCCGCGCCCGATTACCAGAGTATGTCCTCTGAATTGAAAGCGAAGATCAGGCAATCGTTCAAGGGTGATAGTCCTGATCCCCTGTTCGCGGATTCATTGGGCAGGATCGTATCCGCACTCGATGACCTGGCGGAGAACAACATGGACGGTGTCGCCCTGGAGAGATTGAAGGCCGCCAGGAAGAAGTGGAAAACCTTGAGTGCCCTGGAAGGATCGCGCGCGGTGAAGGAATCCGGCGACGTCTCCGGCCCGCTCCTGGCTAACTACTTGAGACGGACCGACAAGGGCGGGTATGCTCGCGGCGGGAATACATCGCAGCTATACGACGCCGCCAGGTCGAGTAAAGCATTTCCGCCCAGGCCCGATAGTGGCACCGCGGGCAGGATGCTACTGCAACATCCGTTTATCACTGGCGCAGCGGGCGGTGGTGCCGCGCTGGCGGACCCCATGTACCTGGCTACCCTATTGGGGCTCCCTGCTGCGGGGTCGGCATTGGCAAACGCCTATATGGTGGGTGCTCCTGCCGCGATGCGTGTGGGGCGAGAGGTGCCTGAGTACCTTGCTCGCCCTGGAATACTGAACGCCGCCCGCGGCTACCTGGAGGAAGAATAATGCCAAACTACTCGAAGGGTGTCGGTGCCCTGTTTGATGCAGCCGAAGCACGCATTGCGAAAGTCTTCGCCAAGAACCCGATCGACCAGGCGAAGCTGGCGCAGCAGTACCCGGAACTCGGCGACCCGCTGCTGAAATACGACAAGAAGAAGAACAAGGAATACTTGGGCAAGGGCCTGTCACAGGAGGAGAAGAACCTCCAGAAGGTCCGCACGGCGATCAACAAGAATATTATCGAGCCCGGTCTCTACGACCCGATGTTCCCCGAGGCGGATCGCTACTACGCCGACCCGAGCAGCTACAACCTGCAGGGCAATACCCTGACCGACGCGATCCCGAAGACCCAGGCGACGATCGACAAGTACGCCGGGCAGTTCGATACGCCGGAGGTGCGTGGCGCATTGTCCGAGGCGTTCGACCGCGGCAACCAGAACCCGGACGCTCGGGACTGGTACGCGATGGGGCAGCTCCAGGACGCATTCATCAACGAGCTGGGCCCGGTCCAGGGCATGGCGAAATTCAAGGAACGCTTCGCCGACGCGATGGCGGCCACCACCGGCGGCGCAGATCCTGGCAGCAACATGCTGATGGCGACCTACGGCAACTTCCTGCAGAACCAGGGGCTGTCCCCGCCCGATGCCAGCTACAAGATGCCGCACCCGATCGGTGGCCGATTCGTCACCGGCAATATGGCTATGTACGACAAGGTGATGAACCAGGGCGATATGCTGTCCGCCTCCGGCCACCCGAAACGCTTCAATTTCTCCTCCAATTTCCTGGGCGATCGTTCGCGTTCCACCCTGGACGAGCAGATGACCCAGGGCATGATCGG